CAACACCCGTCAGGGGGTCCGTCGACGTGCCGGTGACGGCCTGGACGGTGCACACGTCGGTCATCTGGCGCTCGGCGAGCTGACGACCTTGCAGGACCGCGCTACGGGCGCTCACAGGTTGAGCTCCCACCAGTTCAGCGGGTAGCCCGACCCCCGGTCGGGCTCGAACCCGGGCCGAGTGGAGAACGCGCCGGACGTACTGACAGGCATGAGCTGCGCCCACTCGTCGTCCGTCAGGAAGATCTCACCCTTGCGAGCGTTCTCGTTGAGCCGGTAGTTGTAGTCATCGACCCCCTCGGAGACCTTCCCGTCAGGGTTCTTGATCTTCCGGATGACCGCGTCCGACTCAATCTTGATGACGTTCGCCGCGAGCGGGAAGCCAGCCGCGACGAGCTCGAGGAGGTTGGGGATCCGGGCCAAGATTAGGCCCTCGACGTCACCGAGCCAGGCGTTGACCTGGGCGATCTCGTGGGCGTCGGTGATGGGGCGGCCAAGCCGCACGCCGACATCAGTGATGTTCGCGAACGTCATGGCCGCCCCACCCCCTACTCGGTCGCCTCGACCGCGTCGACCGCGGCCTTGATGTCCTCGCGCTTGGCGTCCTCGGGGTACTCGACTCCGAGGGAGTCGGCGTACTCCGCCCACGCCTCGCGGCCGGCGTTGCCCCGCGGACGCCCGCCCTCGTCGTCAGACTCGTCGGCAGGGCGGTAGCCGCCACCGAGGAGCTTGGCCTCGAGGTCGCCGTCAGCGTGGACGACCGTTCCGGTCTCGCGGTTCTTCAGTCGGGTCACGGGGTGCCTCCTCAGGCGGTGTGGTCGGTGTACTTCACGAACGCCGCCGTGTCGTTGATGAGGAGGCCGTACTCAGCCTCCGCACGGATCGCGACGAGGTTGTTCTCCCAGAGCGACGTCAGGGCGCCGTTGATGGTGACCGTGGCCTGGGTCGACACGTCATAGGAGATGCCCCCCACGACGCCCCAGATGGCCTGCGACCAGTCGCCGCCGTAGCCGACGATGCCGCCCGTGTTCGGGGTGCCCGTCACGACGGGGGTGGCGAGACCGTCGCCGATGAACGCAGGCCGACCGATGAGACGACCCGGGGTGACGACCGAGGTCGTGTCCTCGAGGGGGGTCTCGACGAACAAGGGGCGGCCGTTGTTGTCGACGGCACCCAGGAAGGTCGGCTCGACGACGCGGTCGAACGCGAAGCCCGTGAGCTTCTTCTTGTCCGTGACGAGCAACTTGAGGCCGGCGACGATGTCGCCATACACCCCACCGCTCGCCTTCACGGTCGTGCCCAGCTCGACGATCTTCGCGGTCTGGTCCACGTACTGCCCGAACGGGGTGCTCGTGCCGTGGAACGCCGCCGCGTCGAACGCGACCGCGAACGCCTCGGCGATGTCCTCGCGCAGGAGGCTCATGTAGTTGCCCGGGTTGGCGCGGACGACCTCCGCGGAGACCACGGCGATGGCCGCGATCTTCTTCGGGGTGATGGTCTTGATGCCGAGCTCACCCTTGGACGCCGGCTTCTGCCCGCCCTCAGCGACCCACCCGGCCGTCGCCTTGCTGGTGACGACAGGGACCTCGGCGCCATTGATGCCGAGCGGCACCTGACGGGCGAGCTGCATGAACGAAGACGACTTGCGCGCCTGGGCGAAGTACGCCTCGGCCTGGTCGGGCTTGAGGAACCCAGCGAACTCGCTGGTCTTGCTGGCGGCGGTGATCGCCATGGTGTCCTCCTGGGACGGGGAAGGGCCTCGCCTACGCGATGCCGAGAGCGTTCTTGAGCGCCGACTCGATGCCGTCGCCGTTCAGTGCGAGCGCGCCCGTGGACCCCTGGGAGGGGTCGGGCCGCGGTGTCGTCGGAGCGTTGAGCCGCGCGAGGAGGACGTCCGCCTTGGTCGAGATCTCGTCCTCGGTCTCGCCCGTCAGGAACTCCACGAGGTCAGCCGGCACACCCTTGGCGAGCGCGACCTTGTTCACGGTGTTCTGACGGGTGACCTCAGCGAGCTGGTCGCGGTACGCCTGAGCGTCCTGCTGCGCCTTCTCGAGGTCGGACAGGTTCGCTCGGCTGATCGCATCGAGCTTGGCCTGCAGGTCGGCGGCCGACTTCTCGGCCGCCTTGCGGGCTGCTCGCTCGTCGCTGAGCGCCTTCTCCCCGTTGGGGCCGAGCGGCTTGTCCGCAGGATCGCCCTGCGGGGCGGTGGGCTCGGCGGTCTCCGTGCCCGGAGCGGGCGCGGTCGTGGTCTCCGACATGGGTCTCCCAATCGCTGGGGTGGAACCCGACACCGCATCGCGCGGGCGGGAGTGTGTGGGGCGGGTCAGAGGACCCAGCCGTACAGGCGCAGGAGGCGCTCTTGGTCGGCCTTGTCCGTCGCGATCTGCGCGATGGACTCAGGCATCAACCGGGGGGCACGCGAGCGGGTCGCCATCACGGCACGCTGCTCGGGACCGGTCCGTGTGATGCGCGTCGCGAACCCGGCCTGAACCTGCGCGTCCGTGTTGCCGCGCATCTGCCGCATCCGGGTGTACGCCAGCCCGCGGCGCGTCGTGCCCTCGGTCGTGTATGTGATGTCACGGCCGTAGACCTGCGCCGGCCGGACGCCACCGCCCTTGCGGTAGGCGTTGACGATCTGGTTGATGTCGGCGTCGTGGTCTCGCACCGCGGCGGCATTTGCCTTCGACCCCATGAGCCGCGCCTGCCCCGCCTCGTCCAGCGAGTCGAAGTACGCGCGCGAGTCGATCGTCAGGTCATCCGCCAGAGACTCCGCGGCGGGAATCGACCGGCAGTCACAGCCCGGGTGCCGCCGGAACGGCACCGACGAGCTCGATCGCTTCCCCGCGAGGACCACGCACCGGCCACACGACGGCGGGTTCAACATCCGCACGTACCCCGTGACCGGGCGAGCCATCGTCGCGAGCTTCTCCGACGAGCGACCCGTGTCCGACAGGAGCGTGCCAACCGCGGTCGACAACCACTGCGACGACGACGCCAGAGCCTCACGCGCCGACGCACCGGCAGCCACACGCTGCTTCGCGTGGATCACCGACCCGTACAGCAGCGAGTCGGTCGGCAGCCCGTCGCCCGCGACGCCCACCAGGGACTCCGCGTTGACTGTGAACCGCGCGGACACCGCGCGACGCTGGCCCGTCTCCTCGAGGACCGCAGGGATGTACTCCTGCGCGCCCGCGAGGACCCGGGCCTGCGCCTTGTCTGTGATCTCGAGCAGCGCCGGCTCGATCGTCAGATACGACGCGTCGAAGTCCTCACCCATCCGGCGCCACTGACGCTGAACGGCAGACACCGCCGCACCGATCTCCGCACGCTGATCCCGCGCATACGCCTCAGCCGACGACGGCAGGCTCTGACGCAGCACGGTCGACCTCCTCCTTCTCCCTCACCAGAGCGAGATACGGGTCGACCTCCTCCGCCCGCTCCCGGGCCAGGTACTCCCGCTCCTTCGCCTTGCGCGCCTCGGACCAGCCGAGCTCGTCCCAGTAGCCCTCGCGGGACAGCACGCCGGCGGCGCGCCGCTTGGCGAGCGCGTCCTCACGCTGCGAGACGGTCGGCGTGGCGGGGTCGAAGAAGTCCACGCGAACACGGTTGCCGTCCACCCATGCGCCGGTTGCGAACCGCAGCGCGAGCGCCGCGACCCACCCCAACGTCATGCCGACCTGCTCGTTGTCCGCCTCGATGCCGCGGGTCAGGTTCGCCTCGTCAGCGTGGATGGCGCCCTCGGTGGGCGGGTTCGTCGACGTGATGCCCCAGTAGCGGGCCGGGAAGCCCGTCACCGTGGACGCCTGCGTCCCGTACACCTTGAGCGCCGTCTCGAAGTTCTTGAGGTCGGCAGCCGAGAACTGGCCCCACTTCGAGTCCTTGTCCGACAAGATCTTGATGACGTCGAAGTACGCCTCGAACTGGGGGACAGGCTTGCCCTGGGCGTCCACGAAGTCACCCTTGGTGACGCCCGTCGCCCAGATGCCCGGGATGCCGTGCGCCTCCTGGGCGAACTGCATGTTCGTCAGAGAGCGGGTCGCCGCGTCCACCAACGGGATCAGGTCGGTCAGCTCCGACTCGCCCGACCAAGAGCCCGACCGGCGCCTATTGAGGTGCATCACGACCGGCACCGAACCGAGCCTGTGCTCGTCCCGGCTGGTCTCGACCCACACGCCCTGATCCTTCGCCGCCCACACGGTGGCATCCGGCAGGAGCAGCGTCACAAGCTTCGGGCTCGGGTCCTCGTCCGTCGCCCCGTACAGCCGGCACGCCGAGGTGATGACCTCCGTGCGGGGGTCAACGAACGCGCTCATCTCCCGCGGCGACTCCACGCGCACAAGAGGCAGCGACTTGTCCTTCTCGTTCGCCCCCACGCTCATGAACGC